CAAAGAGTATATGAACACTTTAAGGAAGAAAATTTTAAAAAGTTTTTTGAGTTATAAATTATGGCTAATTTTACTTATTTTAACCGCATTACAAACAACATTCGGACAAGATATGGACAATAAAATTAAAGCTAGACAACCTGACTTTGTTTATAATGATTCTAAAGAGTTTATTATTGCTCTTAAAAATTGTATTCAATGGATTGAAAAGGACACAAATATTTATCAAAATGTTCCACGTGAAATAACCATAGCACAAGCAATAGTTGAAAGTAATTATGGTATAAGTAGATTTTCAAACGTAGCTAATAATCTGTTTGGTATAAGAACTTATGATTTATCTATTCCACATATAAAACCTTTAAATCAACCTGAATCCAAATTTGGATTAAAAAAATATGAAACTAAATGCCATTCAGTTAAAGATTATATAAAAACACTTAATACTGGTTCTGCTTTTGAAGATTTTAGAGAGTTAAGATATAAAATGATTAAAAATAATAATTTAGATGTATTTTTGTTAGTGGAAACTTTACGTAGATATGCTTCAAACCCTAATTATGTAAAATTAATTCAAAAAACCATTAAATCATTAAGAAATGAATAAACCAATTAATAAATATATTCAACGTAAGTTAAATCAAGCTGTGGGTATAGATGATTTAAGAAAATGGAAAGGGGTAAGAGATAGGGAAATTTTAAAACAAAAGATAGAAAAAAGTAAAACTAAGGAAGTAAAATTAAAACTAAAATTATTCTTTGATAATCTTAAATATAAAAATAATAAATACAAAATAGCAAAAAACTTTTTAAAAACAAATAATGTTTGCTATGTATATTTTTTAATTAATTATGATGAAATCGTTTATATAGGTAAAAGTATTAATTATGAGGCAAGAATAACAGCACATGGTTTTGATTACAACTTAATAAGAGTTATTAAAACAAATAAAGAATTAGGAAAAAAATGGGAAACCAAACTAATAAAAAAATATCAACCAATAAATAATAAAGATGGTATCACAACATTTGAAATTGATTTAGATACTAAAAAAAATTGTTATAGAGATATAGGAAAGGTAAGAAAATATTATCCAATTAAAGCAAAACTAAATTTAAAATTTAAAGAAACACACATAAAAAAAAAATATTATACAAGTAAAGACTCACGCAGAATTTATTATAGTTTTGAAGATACAGTAAATAGACTTAAACAATACAAAATTAAATTTTGGTCTTATAAAAATAAAAGAATTAAATTTTATACATTTAAACCAGATGATGTAAAAAATATATATTGTATTACAAAAACTCCAATAGATATTGAAAATGAAAGAATATCAACTACAAATTAAATTAATTACATATTTAAAAAGTAAAAAATTATCAAAATTAAGATATTTTCATGTAGCCAATCAAGGAATGAGATCGTTTAAATATAAAATGCTATTAGCTTCTATGGGTATGAAATCAGGTTGTCCTGATCTTATTCTTGAATTTAAAGGAGGAAAAATTGTTTATATAGAATTAAAAACAAACAAAGGTTCTTTAAGCAAATCGCAAAAACTATGGGAAACCATTAGTAATATATTAAAAACACCGCATTATGTAATAAAAGGAGGTACATTTATTGATTTAAAAAAACAGTTAGATGATATATTAAAAAAACATTATAAGGCATAACTAAAAAATAACTAAACAAGGAGTAAAAATGGAAAAAGAAAATAAATTTCACGCATTACAATTATTTACAGATACTTTTAGTGCAGAAACAGTACATTTAACAAACGAAGCAGTAGGAATATATATAAGATTATTATGTTTCTCTTGGACTAAAAATGCAAAACCTTTTAAAACAGATTCAGCTTATAGAATATGTAGTTGTAAATCAAAAGAATGTGAAGCTGTTGTAGATTTGGTTTTATCTGAGTTTTTTAAACCCTATAAAGATTCAATAAATTTGTGGATACATAAAAGATTAGTACAGGAACATGAATATTTAACAGCTAAATATAGGAAAAAATCAGATGCTGGTAAAAAAGGTATGGAAACTCGTTATGCTTCTGTTAATAACAAAACGATAACCCCTATACCTATACCTAAACCTATACCTAATAAAACAATAGAGAAAGATTTTGAGGTATTTTGGAGTTTATTAGAATTTAAAAAAGGATCAAAGCATTTAGCACTTAAAAGATATGCCATACACTGTCATAGCCTTGATCCTAGCGATATAGCAACAAAATTCAATAGGTATACCTCAACTGTTAAAGACAAAGAGTTTTTGGCTCACGTAGCCACTTGGTTAAATCAAAAAAGATTTGAAGATGAGGACAATAATAAACCTGATATTAATAGCATTATAAATAGATTAATAAAATTAGGTTATAATCACATTGGTAAATCTGGTAATTTTGAAAAATTTACCAAAGCTAATAAAAATTATAAAATTAATAGATTAGATAAAGATTATATGATTATTAATGATTAGAATTGTATTTTTGAACAAGTTTTTGTAACTCTTTACTCTTAACTTCCTCAACTGCTTTTAGTTTTAAACCATAATTATTTGGTTTGTTTGTTATATTAATATCTTTTTTTTTAATTAATTTTGTATCAAAATAAGCCCATTGTTTTTTAATATGATGTTGTGGTCTGCCAAATCTTCTATGAACATCAACAACTTTTGGCCATAATCTTTTTAATGAGTTAGCCATATCTAATCTACCGTCGCCTTTATATAACTCTGTAAAGTTACCACCCTTAACTGTCATAGTCGCCGCCTTATCAATTAAAAAAGCATTTAATAATATGGTACACCATTTACCAGACAATACTTGTAAACATAAATCAGTATCTTCATTATACTTACCTCGCCAACGATAAGGTAAATCATTTTTAATTAATAATGTTGAATATACATGCACATTTAAAACAAATGGTTTTAATTTATTTACAGCAAAAAAAGTATAATTTAATCCAGCTATTGCAATATTTTCATAACGATCTGTAAAATCCTCAGATGCCCTTAAAGCATTATTTGCATTACATCTAATTCTTTTTTGATGATGTAATCTTCTAATCATTTTTATATTATCATCTAAAATCCAATGTCGTTCAGCACCAATTTTTATTGAATGTTCCCAAACCCAATTTCTAGCTGGGATAGAACCTTGACCTAAATTTGAAAATGGTAAAACTAAAACTCTTTGTTCTCCATATCTTGATTTGTATTCTTCTGCTTCTTGTGGTTCTACTACTAAATGAAAATCAACCTTATCCTCAATTAAAAATTTTGCAGTTAAATTTCCTTTAAATCTACCTTTTGATATTACATAAATAGGATATTTAGGTTTATGTTCATTCTTCATTTTCGTATTTGACAGATTTTAAATCTTCATTTTCTCTAGGTGGATACCAAGTACTCCAAGTTTGACCATCTTTTTTTCCACCCTCACAATTAATTAATTTTTTAAAATCTTCTCTTTCCTCATTTGTTCTAAAATTTAAAATCCATTTTGGATTATTTTGTTTACCCTCGTATTCAGGCATTCCAACCCATTCTGCGGCTTCATCAAAATCTTTAACTTCACTATTTGGTCTAGTTACAAATAAAAGATTTGATAACATCATTTCATCATAACCAGTTCCCAATAAATCTCCAGTTGTATCAAGAATATCTTTTAAAATATCAGATAAAGCTCTCTCATTAACTTCGCCTAAATGTGCTACTTCATTATCGGCAGTTAATAATTTTGTTGCTTTTTGATCTGTTGAACTAATATTTAATTTTAAAGTAGGAACAGATTTAATATTTAATTTTTTACATGCCTGAACTACACCATGCCCAGCTAGTATAACATCATCATTAGAAATTATTATATTTCTGTAAATACCATTTTCTTCTATTGATTTACAAATGTGTTTAAGTTGATCTTCTGGGTGTTTTTTATAATTTTTTGGGTGTGGTTTTAATAAATCAACATCTTTTATTTGGTATGCTTCTTTATTCGGTATTGCATTATTATCCATATCTAGTTAATAATAAAAATAATATGAAAAATCAAGATAAAAAACCATTGGTTGTGCCACAAAAAAGACATGAATTAACAACACAAGGTAAAAAATACACAAGTATTGTAATGGTTAATGTTCGTGAATGTGGTTTAGATTATATGTTTCATAGACATTTAATTTCTGATTATCAACATAAAGCAGGAATAAGATTTAGACAAATATTTGAAAATAGTGCTATTGGTGGAATGAAAGGCAGGGATTATAGTCGGTTTATAGATTCATCTAACAATGATAAAGTTTCTTACTCGGCATTAGGTTATATTTCGCAATTAAGAGATATACATGTTGTATTAGGAAATAAAGGTTTTTCAATAGCTTGTTATATTTGTGGAGAAGATTATTCATTAAAACAATGTAGATTGTTATTAAATATTGCTGAAAGATATATGGGAAGTCGTTTAAGAGAAGTTTTAGATGATCTTTCAATACACTTTGGTTATTATAAACAAAAATTTTATTGATTTATACGTACAGGTATGATAAGGGATACCCAATAATTGCGATAGTTGACAATTAAAAAAAAACCCCACCATCAAATTAATGATGATGAGGTTATAAAAAGTTTAATTAACTAGCCTTTTTAATATTTTCAGGTTGTAAGTCTTGAATATAACTTACACCAGCTTGTGCCATAGCACTTGCCTTAAAGATAGACTCAGGTTTTGATTTAATTCTATCTTTCCAAATATTTAAGTATTGAATTGCGTGTGGAGTAGGTTCCATTGTTATGCCTAATATACAACATTGTATAGCAGACCCTATTTCAGCAACCAATTCTTCAAAGGCATATTTTTCGTTTGATTTAAAGTTTTCAAAATATTTAGCTTTATACTTTTCATCTCTATTACATCTAGATTTGTGACCAGTCCAGTGTGTTAGTTCATGAAGTAAGGTAGCATAAAAGTTTTGAGTAGCAGTTGAACCATCATTACCATTATTAAATAGTTCTTTATTTACCATACCAATGTAATCTTGACTAGGTATGTAATAACAACTATTTTTTAAAAAGATAGATTCTGTTGAATATTTAATTTTAGCACCAGTATTTTTTACATACTGTTCTATATCAAATAAAGTTTCAGAACCATCAGATTTTTTTATATCAAGATGTTCCAATCCAGTCGTTTGATTAAGATTAAATACATAATAACTTCTCATTAAGTTATATTGTACTTTAACAGAACCATCAACTGTATCAGGTTTTTCGCCTTTACGAGCATCTCTAAATAAAGCAGGTTGCATATAAATAACCTGAGAACCTTTTGCACCTTTATTTATTTTACCACCTTTTGATCTAATTTGGTTAAATGTACCCCAAATATCAGAAGTAAAACCAGATTCTTCTTTAGCAATCCATAGAGCAATAGTATTTATTCCTCTATAATTTTTGCCTGAAGAAAGATTTTTAGGCATTCCTAGAGAAGCCCAAGGTTTTAACCAGTTTTTACCATGTTGATCAATTTGACTTATAACTTTATCAACAATTTTTTGCATCATTACTTGTTTTGACATGTTATCTCCTTTTTTAGTTATTGTTTTCGTTTTCATAATTAGATTTTATATTGATTCTATGGTATGTAAACAATAAATAATAAAAAATATTAATAATTATTACTGTTAAAAGTCAATAGAACTGGGGTTTTTAGCGTTATATAGCGAATATTAATTATTTTCGTAATATTTCTTATTATTTTGACCTATTTTTTAATAAAAACCATTATATTTATTGGCTAATTAATTTTTTTCGGTTATAAAAAAGGAATGATTAGACGAATATTATTATTAATAAACCATATATCTTCTAAACTTCAAGTATGGAGTTGGCAAAAATTATGGAGTAATAGACAGAATGGTTATGGATACAGAAAATAACGAAGTAGGCAGACCACCTTATATTAAAACAGAAGATGATGCTAAATTGGTTGAGGCACTAGCAATAGCAGGGGTTACACAATCTTTAATTGCACAAATAGTAAAAATAAGTGAACCTACATTAAGAAAAAATTTTAGAGTACAGCTTGATACCAGTAAAGCTAGAGCAAATGCAATTATATCACAAGCCTTGTTTAAAAAAGCAAAAGATGGTAACGTAGTTGCACAGATATTTTGGTTGAAAACACAAGCTGGTTGGAAAGAAAGAAATGCACTTGAACTTACAGGAAAAGATGGAGACAAGCTCTTTAGTGAAGAACGACAGCTTATTGAAATCAGAAAAATATTTGACGAAATTGACTTCGTTAAATCAAAAAATATTACTGAAACACCTATCATGGTGCAAGACAGCACGAACGAAACAAATAACTCCTAAAGGAGATTGGAATGTTTGGTTAATATTAGCTGGTCGTGGTTGGGGAAAAACAAGAACTGGTGCACAAGATGTTGCTTTTTA